GCTTCTTCCAATTGAGTTGAATATCCTTTTAAGAAGTTTATAAAATCATCCATATCTTCTTGCTCTACATCCAATTCATCATAATCATCAATTGGATTATCGGTTGGAGTATCACCAAGTTTGTAAGCTTGGTCTACATACTCATCTTCCTTTAAGATATTTTTAAGTCTAATCATTTTAGTTTACTTTATTTTGACATATACCATAAATATCGTAAATTGTCAAAACACTACAATTTTTTATAACCATTGTGTTAGGTCTTCTATATCATCTCCAATTTGCATTTTCCAAGGGTTATCAACCATATTGTTTCCCCCATATACTCCTTCGTATTGTTGATTGGAACTTATACCACCTAAAGCTCTTTTAGTAAGGTCTATTCCTTCCTGTCTTAAACGAAGTGCAGTATCTCTAACCCACAGCCCAATGCACAATGCCATTGTCAAGTCATCATTATAACTTTTCATAGCTTCCGCTCTACCATTCATAAATATAAATGTAAACAATTCATCTATTAAACGATTGGAACGAATAGTTACTGATTTCTCTCTGAAATATTCATCCAATTTAGAAATAATAAGTGGACGGGTTTTAGAAGTTGTTGAAAATCCAGCTACCATTTGTTTTTCGTCTGCTCGGTATTTGTTTTTCATCTGATGCTCAACATCTACATATTTTAAATCCTTACTCATATAGAATAAGTTTTTATAATCTCTATCTATACATTGTTGGATACACGCCCAACCAATGTTTGAGTTCTCTACAACAAGTAATGCATCATTATATTCGGTTGAAAGATTAACTAAGAAATTTCCAAAATCTTTTGTATCAACTTTACCTTTATATTCTGCCACTTGCGTTGCATTAGTTACATCTATTACATGACATGCAGAATAGTCACTACCATCACCTCTGGCAACGTCCGCCACAACCATATACGAACCATTTGACGATGGATATTCCCATCTCCAAAGGTTTCCATCGAATCCAGTCTTTTCAATTGGGTCCTGGCAATATGTTTCTTTATAAAACATAAGAAGTTCAGGATCAATAACAGTATCACCTGAAGATACAAAATCACAATCACATTCTTGTGCTGCTTTTTTTGTTCCTAATAATTTCTCTTGCTCATCTCTCCATTTTTGGTCTCTTTCAGGATGAACTGTCCAATGTAATCTAATTGTACTAAATGGATTTGTACCATCCTCCGCTCCTAACCAAGTTTTATGAAACCAATTACCCACACCATTTGGAGTAGATAACGCAACACACGCACCACCCGTTGATAATGTAGATTGTGCAGCCACCCAAATCTCATCGATATCATCAATGAAAGCGGCCTCATCAAATATTAGAAGTGATAAGGCTTCAGAACGTCCTGCATCAGGTGAACTTGCAATTGCTTTAATTTGAGAACCATTATTTAAACGAAGGGAAAGTTTATTATCTTCCAAAGAACCACCTTTTAACCAACTAGGTAATAGTTCATGCATTACTCTTACTTTGGTTACTAAGTTCTTTGCTACATCTTGTTTTGTTGCAATAACCAATACGTTAAAATCACCATTAAATAACATTTTCCAAAGTGCAAAGCCGGCGCAAAGAGTAGAAATACCAGTTTGACGTGATTTTAACACTATATTAAAACGATTAGCAGCAAATTCAGTTAGGGTTTTTTCCTGAAATGGAAAAAGTTGAAAAGGTATCTTACCTCTCACCGGATGCTGAATCATACAATATTTTTTCATAAAGTGAATCGGGTCTACCGCGCACTTTTTGTATTCATCAGATATTATTTCCTTTAAGGATTTTTTTTGTGTTATACCTGTACTCATATTAATCGTTAAGAGGTCTTACTAAATCGTAATTTTTATCTTTTAATTTTTCGTAAGCCGCATTTCTTAATTTAGTAGCTTGTTCAATCTCACCTTCAAATTTAACAATCTCCAAAAGGATTTCTGCTTTAAGTTCTTCCACATCTCTTTCCATACTCCAAGTTTCAATCTTACCATCTTCTTGAACTACTTCATAAGTTTGTTTTGCGTCTCTATATGCTTGTTTAAATTGAGCCAATACATCATTACCATATGCAATCATATTAGAATAAATCTTATAATCCTCATATTCATTCCACAAACCATCATATTTTATTTCTGCTTCTCTTATAGTAAGACAATGTAAACAATATCCGGTTTTAGATATTAATTTTTTATCAACTCTACCTATTTTAATTGTTTTACACTTATCGGATTTACATCTATTTAACTTATCCAAGTAAGCTCTTGTTTCAGCCATTATATCACCAAGTTCTGAAAATTCTATTTTACCACCTTCAGATTGTTCCCAAGACCTACCATTTTCATCAGTCCATTTTTCACCAACTTTACGTTTTACAATTTCTTTATCTGCACCAGAAAATGAAATAAATGAGTCCTTTTCATATTCAGCACCATGCATTACCATATCAACCAACTTCCTACGAGTTGGATGCATAAATTTTTTATTAAATTCTCTTGCCATATTACGTTTGATATATTTGTATATATAAGTATATCAAATTAAATAAAACGATTATCTTCCGTATTTAAAAATACCTAAAATTTGGTTTAATGGTGCAAATGCTCCAGTTAATTTATAGGTATTACCCCCATAAACAAAAACGATACCTTCGTTTGGAACAATTTTATCAAAACCACCCAATGTATTTAATCTTTGTAATTCAATTTTAAGTTTATCTATTTTTTGTGGGTTTCCAGATGCTTTTATTTGTTTAATAGCATTTCCTAATTCGTTTCTTAATTGTTTTGTTGCATCCGATGGGTTTGCTGTTAATACTGACTCCATAAATTCTAATACATCTGCACCAACTCCTAAAAAGATTTCTTCAAATTTCATAATATTATTTTTCATAATCTTTTGTTGGTCTTGTTTATCGGTTTTATCCGCCCAAGCTTTTATTTTATCATCTTGTATTTGATTTATACGCATTGATTTATCACCAAACGCCCATCTTTTAACTAATCCTATTTTTGAACCAATATCTAACTTCTTTGCACCTTTTTCAACAAAATCGGTCCACCAAGCTTGATGATAATCAGCTACACCATCACTATCCGATAATTTAAACTCATTTTGAAGCCTGTTAATCATCGATATATATTTTCCTTGTAATTTGGAAAGATTTTCTGATTTTGGTAATGACTGCATTGGAGGTCCTTGTATTGTGTATGTATCTTGTACATGCTTATTAACTTGTTTAATCATTCCGGCTAATATAGATGCAGCGGATTGATTTTCTCCAATGATTTCTCCTTCTTTATTATATTCAAAAGTTCCGTGAAATACTAATAATGGTTGTCCGTATGGGATTACATTTGCATTTTGTGGATATATCACTTCTAAATTCATAAAACACGCACCATCTTTAAATATCTTTTTACGCTGTGGTTCTGATAATCCTGATATAGCTTGAGAAAGGTCATTCATAGCAAATGTATATGCATCAGTTAATGAACCTCTACCAGCAAATTGTTTTGCAACTTGTCCAACGGTCATTGCACCTTCACCTTTATTTTTTGTATGTGATTTATTTCTTGCAGCAACTAATCTTCCATTCACCCAACTAATTGCCAATGCCTGCCCATCAGTCTTTTCTCTTGCCAATTCCAAATCACCATTTAATGCTCTTACTACAATTTGCTTTAAATCTCCAAATGTAAGATTCATTTCAATATCAAATGGATGGTTCATATGTCCATATGCCCCACCTTCCAATAATAAAGATTCTTTAAGAAAATCAATTGGGGATTTTAAATCATGCTTTAATATACGATTGTATTTATCAGTAGTATCATTATGACTATCTATTGGTAATTTCTGGTCTACGGAGTTTTTCTTTTCTCTTTCAGATGGTATTTCATCAACAAAATCCCAATCTTCCAAATTATCTAAATAATATTTTTGCTTATCATAATCATCCCAGTCAGAGTTCCATATATATCCAGTTGTTGTATTACCATCCTGAGGGAAAGCCCCATTACCGGTATATTCTATAATTGTGTTTTCATTTTCAATAGTTGCTAACTTATCGTAGTATTTTAAATCTTCCCATAAATGGTCCATTGCTATTTCAGTTGCAATACGAACATCAGTTGTGTGTTCCATTTCAACTTTAATACCTTTCATTAATTGAGGTTTAATAACCTTTGCCGCAAATTGTTTTGGGTCATAGTATCCTTTCTCATCGTACTTCTTAGCCAAATCTATTAAAGTTTTACCTTTAGCTAAACCACCAGGAATCATATCAGTTTGTACAGCTATCTCATCAATCTCCTCATACCCACTCATTCCTTTGTTATTAAGTTTCTTACTAACTTTCTTAACATCATCAGCTTTTGGTGCACCATTAATATATCCACCGGGTAAACTTAAACCTACACCAGCACCACCACCCAATCCCATCTCATCTAATAGGTTATCAAAATCCTCAACTATTTCTTTAATATCTTCTTTTGAAATTATTGTATCTTTTTGATTTTCAGGAAGTTCCCAAAATCTTTTAGGTTTTTTTACTGCTTTTTTAGGTTTTACTTCTTTCCAATCTTCAACTTTATGTGGGTCATCAGCTGGATTTAATGTACTTTTTTCTACATTATTTATTTTATAATATGATTTTCTAAATTGAGTTTCAGTATCTTTTGTCTTACCAACTCCTCTCATATTATCCGCTTTAGGCTTATCCAATTGAGTATATCCACCTTGCTTATACCAATTTTCAGGCTTTTCTTTATTTAATATTCGTTTCTGTCTATCTGCTACAAATGATGTATCAGGCTCATCCGCTCCACTAAATCCACCGTTAGATGCAGCTTCTTTCAATTCCTCTTTTTTAGGAATTCTAAATGTTGCTACCTTCTTACCATTTATTGTTGGCATTCCCCAATCATCTGTACCTATTGTTTTTACAACTACTTTTTTATTTTTAAATCTACCCATTAAGATAGTATCTCCGATTTTTACGTTTAGTTTAATTTCTTCGTTAATACATTCTTTTAAACCCTTTAACTTAAGAGTAATTAATTTGAATATTTGAGAATCAAACTTAGGATATGCTTTCGTGAAGTTTTTCTTTCTATCATCGGAACTACCGGCGCTTAACCAATAACGAACATCAGTACCACTAATAGGATTTGATTGAGCAGGTGAAGCGTACACATATCCTTTATCCAGATATCCTTGTTCTACCTTACCTTTATATGGAGTGAAATAGTTACCACTTAATCGGTTTTGGTCTTTCTCACCAACTACAACAATTAAACCTGTTGTATCCGAATCATACTTATTTAGTATTTCTTCGGGTCTATATGGATTTTTGACATTAACAATTTTAGATGATGGAATTCCAAACATCTGCATCATTATTGCTTTCTTTTCCTTAAAATTAAATGGAGATTTTTTTGAATCGGTAACATTAGAAGTTCCGATATATACGCTATCCTTTCCGAATTTGCGTATTAAATTTTCATAAGTTGCGTAATGTCCCTTATGGAATGGTTGAAAGCGGCCAGAATAGACAACAACTACTTTGTCCATTTCAGCCGCTTCATCCAATATTGTTTCTACTAAAAATTTTGCTAATCCTTTCATATAGTTATCTTACTATATAAATATTGGATATTATTCTTTTACAACTTTCATACCAGAACTAGCAGGTTGTTGAGCTTGTTGTGCCTGTTGTTCAGCTTGTTGTTTTCTAGTAGGTGCTCCAGGTTGATATTGAGGATATTGCTCATCTAAAGCATCAAGTATATCTCTTAATTCTTTATTAGTAGCTGCTAATTCTTCTTGCCCTTGTACTAAAAATTCATCCATAGAGATTATATCTAATTCAATTTCTTTTTTTCTAACGTAGACTTTTCCAAATTCTTGAATAATCGCCGCAGCTTTTTGGTTTAACTCGGTGATGCTGTTTAATACATTTTCATCCAATTTTACCAATTCAATCTCAATTGATTGTTTTTGTGGAATTTTATCTAATTCTGCCATAAGTTTTTGTTTTTGTTTTTATATATATAAGTATATTACTTTTTATTTTTTAATATATTAGTTGTACTAAATCCTTCTATTTTTTCAAAAAATTCAATACTAGGTACATTCTCCAATCCTATTATTTCTTTATATTTGTATTCACCACCAATAACCATTATATCCGCATCCCATTCTTTTATACAATTACGAAGTTCATCATCCGTACCAAACGATACAACACTATCAACGCCTGAGATAGCAGATAGGAATTCCATACGGTCATCTAATTTATTAAAAGGTCTTTCTATTCCTTTTTTTGAACGAACTCTTTCATCAGTATCGATACCCACTCTTAATACACCCAAAGATGCCGCGTGTAATATAAGTCTAATATGTCCAATGTGCAACACATCAAACGTTCCATTTACCCAAATCTTTTTCATTACAAAAATTTCTCTAGTTCTTTTATTACTGATTCGGATGTTATCGATTTTGTACATTCGAATTGTCTTTCAGTACCTTTGTGGTCTGGACACCAATTCCAATCGGATGGGTCTAATCTTACTCTATTAAAACAACCTTCACATTTTCCCTTTGGTGCAGCAATTCTTACACAATCTTCCATTTCTGCCCAATCGTATGAGAATCCACTTATTAAAACAGTTGGTACATTTAAAGACCAGCTTAACCAACTTAATCCACTACCTATACCAATAAATGCTTTTGATTTTAACATTTCATCCATAACTAATTCTAAAGGACCGTGTGGATGTTGAACTACTCCTTTTGGTAATTTGTTTCCCATATAATCATCCCCTTCCTTTGAAAGTAATTTTACCGTATATCCTTTGTTATTTAACCAATCAACAACAGTCTGCCATCCCGTTGGATTATTCCAAAATTTGGATTGCGCTGTGCCAAATACTCCAATACAAACTTGTTTAAGTGTTGGGTCTATTTGTAAATTTCTTTTTTTAATTTTAGGTTTTACTTCTACAAAATCTAATCCCAATATATCAGAACACATTTTTTGCATTGTTTGTGCTTTTGGGTCTATTGGATTTTTATAAAGATTAATTCTACTATCATCGTTATAAAACAATCCAATTTTATACATTGCATATAATCCTTCTACATTTGTTCCTGGCTCTACAAATGATATTTCAGGATATTGGTCTATAAACATATGATTCATAAATGTTGAAGTTATTACCTTACAATTATGTTTTTTTCTAAATTCATCTACATATGCAAACCAAGCCAATGAATCTCCTAATGCCTTTGAATCTATTGCTATATATACACGTTTATCCTTTGCATCGTAAAGATATTCATACCATAATTTTCCATTTTCATAAATCTTTATATTCCATTCTACAAAATATTCTATATTACATTTACACCAACAATTATTTTTTATTGTAGTTGAATAATAAATTTTTCCACTTTTATTGTCTATAAACTCAACGGTATAATCAGAACTTATATTTCCCTGCACTTCCACATATGGGCCATTGACAAAATAAATTATTACTTTATTTTTTACTTCAACTATATTGTTTTTATTTTTCTTTAAATTATCGTATATCATTAACTCCAAGTTTTAACTGTTAAATCTAATAAAGAAAATCCTTCCGCTTGTTTACTATACAATTTGTTGGTTGTATAACGTGGTCTTGGATAATTAGCAAATACGTGATTATACCAAAGGTCTCCAACATCCCAACCACAATCTTTTAATCTATCTGCCCACCATTGCTTCTCTCTATTTGGAATTAAATAACAATGTGCAAGGTCTTGATTCGGTGCTGTTTTTGAAAACAACTCATCTATTTTTTCTTTACTTCTCGATGGATTATCTGCGAATGAAATAAATGGTACATCATCTCTTTCTGATAAGAAACATGCTCTATGTACTATCTCAACAAATTCTTCTAATCCGGTATAGATAAATGCATCTGCTTCAAATACTAAAGTATAATCAAAGTTTTCAGTATCTATTGTTTCTAATGCCATTCTATGTGCTAAATAACATCCATAATGTCTACCAGTCATCCAACCTAAACCAGCACCAGGATATAATTCGCCCGGCTTATTATCTTTACTTATATGCTCAGGTCTTCTACAATTTTCAGCTGGCGCAAATCCTTCATATGGTTCATTTACAATTGGTTCATAATACATTCCGTATTTTTCCAATTGTTTTATAGATTGAATAGATACCCTTTCTCTCATATCATCGGGTCTAGTCAACATATGTTTTATTTGGATACGAGGTTTCTTACGATACCAAGTTCTAAATCCTCTACTAAATTGTTTATAAAAGAATTCATCTGCCGCTTGTGTTACGCCTGGAAAATAACTTCCACCATAATCATCCCCACTAATAATACCACCTGGTTTTATTTTATTATACCATATTTTTATATCATTGGTAACATCTTCGTATGAATGTCCAGCATCTAACATTATATAATCAATACTATTGTTTGTAAATTGATTAGCTGCATTATGTGAAGTATCTTTTATAATATCAAACGAACCATAATTATTTGAGAGAACCGTATTATCTATAAACTCATAAAATATATCTCCATTAAATGCCCCTACTATGTTTTGATGCAACTCCTCATCATCAGTTCCTTTGAAAGTATCTATTGTTACAAAATTAACTTCTTTTTTTGATTCTTTAAGTTTATCTAACAAATAGTTTGCAGATTTACCAAGCCAAGTCCCAACCTCAACTAATGTAGAATTAGGTGTTACATTATCAGCAACATAATCGTATAAATCATTGTACGAAAAATATCCAGGTACTTCATTAAATTCAGGTTGTAATTTTTCTAAAATAATTCGTTTAGTTAATTTTAAATCATCATCTATATAAGTTACTAATGGATTATTATCGTATGTATCCAAATATGTATATAACTTTCTAAATATAGAAGGTAATTTATAACTCAATGCTTCTTTTACAGACAATGGATTTAATTCTAATTTAGAACTAAAATAAAACATATCACACGCTGAATAGAATGTATCCACATCATTTCTTTCTCCCCATATAATACAATTATCAGGAACAAATTTCAGCAATGGGCCCCAATAATGTTCAAAATTACCAGCTTGATTTCCTACAAAGTGAAATTTAATTTTATACTTTTCCAATTGTCTTGCTATTGCAAATATTTCAGCCTGATTTTTACCAGGTGCAAATAATCCAACATTAAGTATGTGTTTCCAAGTTGGGTCTAATCCCAATTCTTTTTGAGCAACTGATTTATCAAATTCATATTCTTCAATAGGATATTCCCATACATCAGTTTCTACTCCAGTATCAATAAATTTCTGCCTACTCCACTCCGATACTAAAACATATCTATCAGGATGATAAGATATTTCAGATGGATTTGTCAATGAACCATGTGTAGATGCTACTATAAAATACTTTCTTTTATCTGAAAATATTCTATCTAATATATTTGTTGCTAAATCAAATTGTGGTATCTCTTGAAAATGTATAATATCAGGTTGAAATACATTTATAATATCAACTATTTGTGATTTGTTATCTCCAAGTGTGTGTATAGGTACTAATGATTTGATTCTATTTTTTTGAACCACAAAAGCATCACCACCACTATTGTTTATTTCAACAATTTCGATTTCAAACTCATTGATAAAATGCTTTACCTGTTTGTATGTATATTGGGGTTGTCCGCCGGTAGAAAGATGTGGACAGACATAAAGTAACTTTTTCTTTGCCATATTGTAACAAATATACGAATTTTTTTTAAAATAACCAAATTTATTTTAGAAAGTTACATTACCTTCTACTAAATTAATTTCTCCGTTTGGATATTTTTGATTTAAATCGGCTAAGATTATATTTAATTCTTTATTTGTTTGAACATATTCATCTTCTATAACTAATATGATTTTATTCAATTCGGCTACATCCAAATGCAATTGTCCTGCATTTGCAATTAGTTCGTTTTTGCGGTTATTAAGTTCTTTTATCTTTGATAAAATACTTTCTTCTAATTTTTCAGTTTGTAATCCCATAATATTATTTTTTATATATATAAATATATAGTTTTTATATTTTTGAAGAACTTATGTATGCTTCTAAAGCTTCTACTTTACCCATAAGAATTTGAACTACTTTTGTTAGTGGAACTACTATTTTATCATAAGATAATGAATCGGTCGTTACTACACTTCCACTAACTCCATAAGAAACATATCTTCTTAATTCAGGATCTTCATCTAACCATTCTGCTATAAATCCACCTTGCTTACCAATATATTCTTTTGCATTTGGCATTGGATATGTTACCGAATAATCTTCTTCACCATCTGTTTCGTATGTAGTACTATTAACTATTTTTAAAGGTGTATATAAAATAGGTTTTAATTTTTTTATACTATCATATGCACTATTTGGATAATCTTCTATATCCGTTTTAATTCTTATAGTAGATGAATCAAATATCAATTCTCTACCAGATATACCAAATACTGTATTACCAGGTCTTAATCGTGCGGTTGCAACGTTTGCTGCTTGTGATGGCCAATTTTGCCCAGTCATCTTTGAATTAGTTCCATCTGTTCCAAAACGAATACCACCGTTTGTGTTAGATGTTCCAATGTAACCACCTGCTATCAATATGTTATTTCCGGTACCGGATACGGTCACATCACCTGCCAATACCTCAATTGCTTTAGCTGTTGCTGATACGTTGGTGTTTGTAATTTGTATACCAGGATAGGACCCATCTGTTGCTATTTGTATGATTGGTGCAGTTGTAGTTCTTTTAACTGAAGCGTAGTTTGTGGCATTTGATAGGACAATCAATCCATCTCTACCAATTTCAGTTTGCGCGAATTGTAGTGATGGTGCTATCGAAGCTGGATTTATCTGTCCATAAACAATCAAGGTTGATGTATAGGGAATGTAAGCATATAGAGTTGTTACCGTATGGAAATAATAAGTACCCGCCGTTGGAAATGTCACCGAAAACGTTCCACCACTCATAGAAGTGTAATCAGTTTCGGATGGACCATTCATGCCACTATTATACGCTATGGTTAGACTTGAAATATTCGTACCGCTGCGTGCGGCAGTTGTCCAACATTCTATTGATACACTAACGCTTGCATATCCACCAATGAAATTACTATCCGATTCCAATGTTATATAATCACTTCCAAAGTTTGGAGAAACTAAAACATATGTACCTGCATCTGCAATAACAACTCCAACAGTATCAAGTGTCTCTTGTTGTACATATAGACTTCCCAAACTCGTATATGTACTGGTGCCATAATATCCAAAGTCATATGATGCAGGAGCATCAATGTTAATTGAGGTGCCTGATGATGGGATTGTAACTTCACCTTGCTTAATAAATACTCTTGGTACATTACTAGAATCAGAAATCTTAATTTGTTTAAGAGATGCATCTAAAACAATTTGTTCACTATTATGTTGAAAATTTCCGTCCGATACTTCCCAATCACCAATTTGAGAAACAGTATTTGCATCGGTTTCTATTTTTCCTCTAATTGTTAAAGTCACGTTATCCCAACTCATAAATGGTGGTTTACTACCTACTGCGTAGTGAACATCATCAGGATTATTTCCAAATCTAAATTGTCCATCTTCCCTTAAAAAGAAACCGGGAGCTGAGCCTGTTGTTAGTGATGATGCATCTGCACTTCTTATAAATCCACTCGTACTAGCTTCCTGCCCTAATACTAAACCACGAGTAATAGTTGCATCCTGTGCTAATAAAATATCAGTTGCGATTGAACTAAATGTTGCTCCAAATGATTCCCAATATGTTGCGTAATCAACACCAGTAATTGGTTTAGTTGAAACACCTCCACTACCTACTGCTGTTGTGTGATTTACCTTACATAAATAATATTGACCATTACTACCTTTAACAACATCACGTCTTGTAGCAAGTGCAGGTGATGCTGGGTCTCTATAATATGCTTTAGGGGTAGTTCCATCGGATTCGAATTCAGCCCACGGACCTCTATAAACTACACCAGGACCAGGTCCACCTGCAGTTCCCGCAGTTCCTGCAGTACCACCACTACCCGCAGTACCGGATGTTCCTGCTGCGGCCGCAATTGACCAAGGACCTGAACCAGGATATCCTGTTAGTGCGTTTGTATTATTTGTTGCAACGTGTTGATAGTTTTGTGCTTGAGCCGATGTACATCTCCAACTCTGTCCTCCGTATGAAACTATATCATTTGTGAAATAGGTATCACCAGCTGTCCAAGCTCCTCTTAATGAACCTTCACTAACTCCTGGTTCAATTTGTCTAATTGCTCCAATTATTGTTAATGTATCACCATCCCAAAACATTCCCTTTCCAGAAGTAGAAGTGGTTTTGATTGAGAGCCTACCGGTAGTACCAGCTGCACCATTTTCATATATTCCTAAAAATACACCAGGCCTATCATATCCTATAACTCCGGTAGCTGCTGCGGATGAGCCGGCAGTTCCCGCAGTTCCCACAGTACCAGTTTGTCCAATTGCAATATACGGGTCAGTTCTTCCACCTGCAATTACAATATTTGCGAATGGAGTGTTTATATCTTTAACTCCAACGTTAATTGTATTTTTTACAAACGATTCTTCAAATATTGCAATCTTAGCTGCTACAAAGAATTCTTCTTCACCCAAATATTGCCAATGGTCACTATCAACCCAAGGTGCTGCAGAACCACCATTATCCGGTTGTTGTGGTCCTACGATTATTGCTGGATTATGTTTCTTTCCCGTATTAGGACCTGAGCCACTTGCAGCTGCCCAATAATGAGTTTCGTTATTATAGTTTGCTGGATTTGGCCATATTACCGCATCTCTACGTTTATTTGTAGTTTCAACCGCACCAATGTAATCAACACTACCACTCCAAATACCTCTCATTACAATACCAGGTCCTGTATTACCTTCATATTGTATTGATAATGATTGTGTTTTAATTAAAGTTTGTCTACCTTCACATTCTATTTGATACACAATTTCTGCGGTTGGGTTATTTACAGGATCAGCCCAACCGGTAATAATTCCAATTGTCGCAGGTGTTCCACTTATGAATTGCCCTGCGGTTAAACCACCTGCCAAAGTAAGGTGACCTGATTTACTAGATATTGTTACTCTACATTTTTCTTTTGATAAACCCGTAGTACCATACGCATCGGTTTCAGCAGCTGGTAATGGGTTTGTATTCACCAATTCAGTACTACCTCTAAATACTCTAATAATATTACTTGTTCCTGTCAAATCATATTGTCCTGATACTTTGTAAACTACCGATGCATTTTCATTAGTCATCTTAACATCATACGGAGCAGGTGCTTCAAATTGAACTGAGAATGATTGTGTTACAAATTGTGTTTGTCTTGCTAAAGGCCTTATACTAGTATTTGTACTCGACTTATCTCCTTCGAAATCTACTCTATATACAATAGTTCCACTTTTATTCGTAGCGGGAGAAGTCCAACCCGTAATATTTCCAAGTGTTGCAGGATTTGTTGTGGGGTTTGGAAATACGGTTGATTGATTAATCCAATTATCTTTGTAAACAATGGATGCGGATGAAAATCCTAATACCCCTATTGGTTCATTATTAAAATCCAAATCATTTGGGTTGTTAGGAAGTGGTAATGGATTTGCATTTGTTAATTGTTGATTACCATTGAATGTTGTTATTTTCATTCCCGTACCACTAACATTCGTTGTCCACAAATCTGCGGTTATAGAACAATTATCATTGGTTGAAGCAAGTTTATACGAATCAGCCCCTGCCTTTACACCGGATATAGTTAATTGAGCTTCTGCTCTATATGGGTTTACAGTTGGAGATGTATATGGATTTCCGTCTGTTATTTTAACTTTGAATGTTCTTTGTGTATCAGGTGCTATATCAGAATAGTTTACTTGGTCAAACAAATCACAAAAAGCAGGATTTCCAGAACCAACAAATTGCGAGTTAAATGTTTCAGAACCATCTAAAGCAATATCATATATAGAAAAATATACTTTATCTGCAGATGATGTTGTATTAAATGCTGTTGCAGATAATATAATTGGATTATTGGATAAAGCACTAACTCTACCATTTCTATCATAGTTTACCGTATATGAAGATGCTTTAAAATCAACACTACGTGCTTTAGGCGGTGTTATATTTTTTGTAAATGTTTGTGTACGAGTAAAAATAGATGATGTATATAGATGTCCGGCTCCTAACGCAAATGGATATACTTGAATGGTGTATATTGCGTTAGCCGAAACATATGGATGGTCAAATCTATTAAAATTTAAAGTTGCTGTACTAAACGATGATGAACTCGGTCCATGTGTATTAAATAACGTTGGGCTTGTAAAATCAGTACCAGAGCCCGTTCTAATAGGCCATATTCCTAGTGAACTACTAGTTTCTACTTTATTTATTCTCCAAGTACCAGGATCAGTTGATTGAGTTGTAAATCTTAAAAAATCATCTCCTTCTTTTACTTGAATTGTTGTATTAGCCGCTGCGTAATTTGTATTAGTAACAAATCCAACTTCATCCGATATCAATGATGGTGATAGTGGTGATATTAATATTTGAATTGGTGGAGCTCCTTCCAATACCTTAGTATAATTAACAATCACACTCGCCGTATAAATTGATGAAGTAAAGTAAGGATGTATAATTAATGGATACTCAATACTTCCACTTAATTCTCTCATATTAGATGAAGCACTTACTATCAATGATGCAGTATATGGTACTCCAAATGATGATGTAAATTGTACATTACCAGCTTTAACATTTTTTTCAATTATAGAAGAAGTTGCTATATAAAAAGTACCATGTGTACTTAAATTATTTAAAGTATGTGCACTTGCACTAAACGCAAGATAGGAAGCACCTTGCTTTAATTTAATATCAGTAATAGATGGTTTAAAATCATTTATAACCCCTCTTGAATTTGCACCAAGTGTAATTGATATCGGATTTACTTCAAATACAATACTTTCATCTCCTTGCTTTCCTTCCGGTACAATTGTAAATGTTTTATCAATACTCACCGATGCCGAAGTCCAAGGCTCAGTATAAACAAATGTTAATGTTAAATTTTTACTTTGATTTAAAGGACTCCTAACATTACCACTTACAACTTGTGATGGAATTATATTTTTATTTTCATCTCTTGCAACAACTGTTAAAGTTGGGTCTAAACTTTGTGTATGATAATATAACCAATATTCAGGAACCCAATCTTTGTTAATTGACATCGATGGATATACCTGAAACGAAGATGTTACTGATTCTATTTCTCCAGGCGCAGTACCTCTTTTTGCAAATGATGCTGTTGCGAATGCAAAGGTAGGTCGAAATGCGGATTCAATTCTTGGATTTATTGTAAACGTATCTACATTAAATAACACTTTACCACTATCCAAACCATCTTGCAAATCTTCTAATATAATTGATGCCAAAACCGATGATGATACTGCGTATGCCGGACCTGATGCCGCTGATGAAGAAGGCATTAAGAAAATTGTCCTTCTAAAATCTATTGAATCTCTATTGAATACTGCATTATAATCTATTTGTCCTGTACCAACAGAGCCCGTTGTTAATCCATAAATCATATTACTCGCAGTAACATATGATAAATTTACAAATCTATCAGGTTCTAAATTTGGATTTAGTTCATAATTTTTTGAACGAGATATTATATGTAGTTGAATATCAGAAAAGTTTTTATAAGATTGTTTACTTAATAAAATATCATTTATACCGTCAATTCTTACTGCCTGTATTTCTAACGATGAGGTACTACTATTTCGTATTTGAGTTCCTCTAAAAGGTCTAATAATATGATTTACTCCACCAAACCCATCTAATATTTTATATATGTTAATAGTATCAGTAAATCCTTCACACTCTCCAGTTAATTTTATTAATTGAACATTTATATCACTTCTAGAACCTGTGAAATCTTGGACTCTCATAAAAACATTATCAGTTCCAATTCCTTGTAATACTCCAGGATATTGACCACTACCAGAATAAAGAGGTATTGGTTGTTGGTAGATTGATTGCGTATATTGTGATGAAGATAATGCGTTTCCAAAAAAATCAAATGATGCCGATGTATAATGAACCGAACCTGTTAGTAAAGTTTTTTCTTCCTCTATTGTTATAATTGTAGGTGGTACTGGATTAGAACCGGAATCAAATTGAAATCCTGCACTTGATGCTATTAATCTTAATTGTTTTCTAATTGTTTGTAAATTACCACCATCGAATGTTTTAGATTCTTCTACTAATACGGGAACATAGTTGTTATTTATATCATAAAATTCAAAACGATAATCAAAAGTTTCAACCGGTAAACTTCTCGGTACTGATTGTATAAATGTTATTTCATCAGGAGAATATGCCGTTTCTTGAGCGGCTCTTAAACTTACATCAGCTATATGCCATCCAGTTCCTTTTACTTCAAAATATAGTTTTGAATTTGTAAAATTTTCAGCTTTAAAATTTACAGACGCTATTTGTTTTTGTAAAATAGCAGATGAATTCGCTTTAAATGTTATTATATCTTGTTCATCTCCACCAATTACCGAATCTTTAGAACCACTAATAAAAACTCTAAGTTGCCCTAATTGTCCTACGGTTGTACTATTTCCTCTGTAATTTAATCCAAGTGTATATTCTGTATTTTCAGTTAGATTAAATGATTTTGATGTGTAATAATAATTCGATGATAGATTTCCATCTAGTTTTACTGAATTAAATAAATAATTTTGATTAAATGCTGTTGTTAAAGAATTTGACGATGACACCCAATATCCAGTTGGATATTGTGATTTAAAATTTTCTTTATCAAAAATCCCATAGAATTCTTGATTTTTAATTTGAGATTCTAAATCTATAAGCAATTCATTTGATTCCAATTGTATTTCCTGAATAAATTGATAATCCGCTAAATCTGATTGCGATTTTCTAAATATTTTTACTCTAGCAACATCTCCAACAAATGTAGTTAAATCGGTAATATTAATTTTAGCAAAAGAACCAGTCAATGCCGTTTTTAAATTATCAACCCCCTCCGTGTAATTAAAAGATGCAGTAAAACCTTCATTTGTAAAATTTTCAACTACAGCTATACTACCTTGTGCTTCATCGTAATATGGTGGTTGTACAATAATTTGTCTGTCATTTATTATTTCGGTTACCAATGGTCTATAAGATAAATTAGGAAATTCCAAATAAGTATCAACTACCGATGCTGTCCAAAATGTATTACCTACCGTAGTTAGTAGATATGAAGTTGGTGATGTATAATTTAGTAATGATTGGCCGGCTACAGGTGTTTGAGATGTACCATTCACCGAACCCGTTTGTATTTTTTGTGCAACAACGTTTGAAAATATTGGTTTTACTATTTCGGTAATATTAACAACCGGTCTTTTATAAAATCTAACTTTATCTTCATTGGAAAGTAATCTATTTACTTTAAATGTTTTTTCCCATTTTAAGTTATAAACACTTTTCCACTCATCTGGAATTTCTTGCGTTATCCCATCTGCATCTATATAATTTTTTGCTTCTCCTAAAATTGTAATCTTAGCTTCTCCAATTGGAGTATCTTCATAAACATAAACTGCAATTAATTTTGATAATCCCTCATAGTATTCAGGAATACCATTACCAGGCTCATAATATATTGGGTCTCCATTAACATCTAATATTTGAATTTTTATTTCAGTTGTTTCTTTTAGGTACGGAGAACCTTCGATTAAAAACCCATTTTTACCGCCAGTAAATACATCGGTAAATTCAGTTACTTTGAAATAAGTTGAATTAGGGTTATCATCCACCAAAAACGTATTATAATTTGTTAATGGTGCTGTTAATGTTTCAGCATATTTTTTTATTATCGGCATTTGATTCTATGATTATTTGTTAATAAATATTAGGTTTAATATTTATAATTAATAAAAACTAAAGAATACTAAATAAAACTAAAGAAGTATATGAAAAAATACGCTATGATACAAATTGATGCTGAAATTCATCAAGTATTAAAAGAATTTTGTAAAGAGAAGGGTTATAAGATAAATGGGTTAGTGGAAACCCTTATAAAAGAAAAGGTGCAGTCTTTAAATAAGACCACACCTAAAAATATATTACCGGTTACATCTAAAATTTAATCTTAGAAAATCCGTTTTCTTTTTTTATTTCTATCAACCCATCTACAATATCTCTCATTTGTTCTAAGTGAGAAATAACCCAAATAAAATCGAATTGAGTTTTAAGATACTGCATCATCATAAACAATGATGATAGGTTATCTGCATCCAATGTACCAAACCCTTCATCTATTACTAAGAAGTTTGGACGGGGTAATCCACATATGTTTATAAGTGCAACTCTGATTGCCAATCCACTAATAAATTTTTCCATACCACTACCCATTTCCAATGTCCACTCTTGGTCTTCATAGACAAGTTTTGCATTAATATTTTTACCATCAGTATCCATTGAGAGTGAGAAATCTACAACCTGTGCTAATATGTTGTTTACTTCGTTTTCAATTACAGGCATTGCTTTAGAAATAAGTTCATAAGGTACTCCATCTTTTTTTACAGCATCTAAATAATAAGTGTAAAGTGTATTTTTATTTTCTAAATCTTTTACTTCATTTATCTTTGCTTTAGTGGTATTGATAAATGAATCAATAGAACCAATTTCACCAGTTTTTTGTAAAATCTTTTTATTTGTATCCGAAATATCTTTATCAAATTCCTTTTTTTGAATTTCTAAAGTTTTAATGCGTTCATTTATTTCTTTATTTTGTAATATAGTTTCTGATATTGCATTGTACCTATTAATATCCGCTTTTATTCCAGAAAGTTGTGTTATTAGGAGTTCATATTGAGTTCCTAAACCATCCCACTCCGCTTGTGTTTTTTGTATAATGATTTCACCTTTTTGATATTTGTTACGAAGTTCTACTAAACTACCCCATACATCTTCAACATCAGAAAAAGGTTCAGTTGCTTTGATTAAAGCATGGTGACCAATATTAAGAGTTTCTAATTGAGATTCTTGTGTTTTAACAACTTCTTTAGTAGCAATAGCATCCTTAACGAATACATTATTCATACAATACTGACAATTGGGGTCATATTCATGTTGTTCCAAATGTTTTAACTTATCTAAATTAGATTCGTATTGTGATTCTAATCTATCTATTTGTTGTTGTACATCTGCAATTTTACCCTTTGCTAAATCCCACTCTTTTTTAGCATCATCTATTGATAATCCATTTATTTCCGAATGTTGATTTATGGATTGTGATACTTCATTTAAAAGTGTCTGGTATTCGTTTATCTTAACTTCTTTATCTTCTCTATCCTTTCTGTTAGTTACCAATTTGCTCTCAATGCTGCCCTTTGCTGCCTCTAACGTGGATAGTTCTAATCGACTATCAATTGGGGTTAGTGATTCCTTTAGGTCAGATATTTGATTTTGGATTCCTTCCTTTTTTTTATTCAAATCTTTAAGGGTTATCTCTAACTCGTTTACAATTTTTTTTGATTCCTTTAGGTCGGTTTCTTTTGTCGCTAATTCGGTTGTAAAATCAGTACGTTTGAAATTTCTGATAAGTGCACTCACTTCCTTAATATCTTCATTAGCAGCCTCATACAACTTATCGAATATATCTAACCCCATAAACTGGGCCATCAAATCCTTTCTCTCCGATTGTGATTTATCAATGAATAAGGTATTGTTTCCCTGAAGGGATAGAGCGGTAAGTACAAAGTCTTCATACCTACCAACGTATTGTTCAATGATGGAGTTAGTATCTCTCCTTTCAGTTCCATTAAGGGATTCTGATATACCGTCTTTTACCCTCCAGAATTGAACATCTACTTTAACGTTCCTTCCATTATTAACCATCCTTGCTTCTCTCCTTATATAGTAAGGGATTCCTTCTACATTAAAGTCCAATTGGCAATGGAAGTCTGATTTACGATTATTTAGTATATTACTTGCTTTGAATGTCCTGCTACATCTATCGAACAAACAAAATGATATCGCATCAAATAGGGATGATTTTCCGCTAGCATTTGGTGCGAATAATCCCATTAGTCCGCTAACCTTATCAAAATTAATTATATTATCTTCACCATAGGAGAACATATTAGAGAATTCAAATCTCAACGGCTTCCATTGTACATTTCGGGTTAAATCATTTATTACTATCTTACTATTAATTTCGTTATTCAATGATTGGATTCCTAATATATCTTCCGGCGTTACAAATGGCATCATCCTTTGTATATAATCGGTTATTAAAGAGTTTTGATAATTAACATTTGTAATATCTTCAAGTTCTATTTGGTTATCTCTATCACCGGTTTTTTTCTTTGCTAAACTATCGGTTTTTATTATTGTAAAATCTTCAACTCCATACTTTATTTTGATTTCAGTTATTGCCCTCTTTGTATCTGCTGCATCAGTTTCGGAAAACCTTACTCTAAGTCTTGGAAACTTTGGTAAATTAATTACATTCGGCACTACACCATTTACGATATCCATAGTATAATATCCATAATCATTTTGGATATCAACTTCCTCATAGGTCATTGTATCTAAATCCCAAACTAAGAATCCGTGCTTATCTAATGTCTCACCAAAGTTTTGTTGTACCAAAGAACCGGCATATACCACCTTACAACCACTTGGTGATACCATCTCTTGTCTTTTATGGATATCACCCAAAAGGGCTAAATCATATCCATCAAATATTTCAGTTGTAAAGTGTCTACTACTAACCACATATCCTACATCGGTTGTAGAGTTATCAACAGGTCCATGAAACAATGCAATCTTTTTGTTTGCAAATAGAGTGTTTGCTTTAGGCCAGTTATCTTTGTTGTCAAATATACTAAATACTGCAAAATCAACTCCACCAATACCATAAACTTGCGTATCTCTTAAATAAGTTAGGTTTGGTAGTTTTAATGCATCAACGATTGGAGTAAGTACATCCATTCTATCCGAATTATTCATATTACAATCGTGATTACCAGCGATTACAATTGTAGGACATAGTTTGTTACATTCCGTAAATAACCAACTAATCTCACTAACCAATTCAGGACTCATTTCCAATTTAGCATGAGCTATATCCCCAGCTAAATAGATAATAGAATCTTCCGTTCCTCTTTTTTGTATTTCCTCAAACATTGAGTAAAATACTTGTCTAAACTCTTTGTGTCTTTTAATGTTACGAATGTGTATATCCGCAATATGATAAATTCTCTTTAACCTCATATATTATTTAGTTTGGATAGAACTAAGTCATCCCATCCGGTTTCTTTAGCACCTTTCAATAGTTCATTTACTTTTTCAAATCCCATTTCACCAGCATCTTTATCAGTTGGTATAATGTTCCTTACTTTAATTCCATTTTTCATAAACCATTCGGTATGTTTGGTGGAATCATCTACGGCATCAGAATCTAACATAATTGTTACATCCTTAACACCCTTTTCCATAATTTTATTTTTTAACTTGCTAAGTAAAAACTTACCTAACAATGGAATTACATTTCTCTTTACTGAGAACGAATCAAATACGCCTTCTACTAAAATAATTGGTTCGTTCCAATTGATTTGATTCTCAAACACAATTACATCTCTACTAATTGGCGGATTCTTATATTTGTACGGTTCATCTTCATAGAAAGAACGAGCTACAAAGTAATTAAGGTCACCACTATCATCGTAAGAAGGTATAATAACCCTACCACCATATAACCCATCCTCACAATATCCGATGTTATACTTTACGATGTCAGCTTTTGTGATATCTCTTTTATTTAAATAATGAAGGGCTTGATTATAGGCTGGATTAATACTTTTTGGACAAAAGTATAATTGTTTGAATTCTTTTGGTAATTGTAACTTAATTACATATTCTTCCTTAGAATCATATTCAGGCTCATCCCCATATACATCTTTAACCTTATTCAGGTCCCTAACATCTACATTGAGTTTGCGAAGTAGAGAATATATACTCCTACCCTTAGAATCACATACCCAGCAATGCCATCTTTGTGTATCTAAGTTTACTTGTAGTTTCTTTTTGTGGTGATTACAAAATGGACAATGGTGTGCCTGTTCGTTTCCCTTTAAGGATGAACCCACTCCGAGTGTAGAATCTAATATTGTAATTATTTGTAATTTATTCCTACCAGATAGCATATTTTGGATATTATTATCACAAATATACGAAAATTATCCGATATAACCTAATTAATGGTTGGAATTCTTTACATCATAAAGGAAGTCTGCTAAGAATTGTAATTTATTAGCAATTTGTTCTCGTGGTACATTATTGTTTACCATTCCTTTAAGGTCTACTAATGATGCTGCTGCTATTTGGAGTGCATCATCTTTTGCGTTTAAATAAGCTTCGGAGATTCCGTACTTATGTGCGATTTCAGGTATTGTCATAACTATGGGTTTATAATATCCCTACGGAAGAATTTTCCCATAAGGTTTTCGTTTATTGATTGTTCATTGGCCAGTACATCGTAATGAAACTGCCATTTAATTTCGTAATATGATAAGGATTTCTTTGAAAAGCAAAACTGGATAATTTCTCTTTCAAAATCACCAGCTCTACCTTCTTTTACTTCGGACTTAATCCATTCGTTTGATGAATAGTATTTCTCCCAATCGGAAGCACTTCTAACAACTCTCTTTCTAGTCTTGCCCTTAAGGGGCTTCAATCTTCGAACTTGATTTAGGGATTTCTTCCCTATATAAAATCTACCGGTTGGTATGTGTATCATTTTATAGACAAACCCAACCGCACCTTCCGGTGTGTTTTCCTCCGTAACAATATTTCCATTAAATTTCCAACTCATTGATTATTTTTTGAAAAGTTCTGAATACTTTTTTGTAGTATTCACTGCACCTTTTCTAGCTTTAGTAAGTTTGGTCTCATCCGTTGATAGGTTTAACCCACCATCGGCGTTTATTGGAGTTTTATCTCCACCTTTAGTATTAGCTACTCCTGTTTTAGGAATTGATTTTGTGTATATATCAATAATGCTTGCCATTTTTATATGTGTTTATTTAGTATAAATATAACGTTATGTATCGAAACGTATGATAAAGTTTATTGGATAGTTTGGTTCTGATTTAATTGGTTGTGGTAATTTTGCAACGGCTATCAATGATAACGAGTCATCATACAATCCGATTGTTGTAATATATGGAGCTAAATAAGAACCAGTTGGGTCTAAAGAACCACTATATTCGTAATCATCAAAACTACCATATTTAGTAGGGTCTAATTTAGAAACATACGCATATTTTGAATTTCTTACATTTTTAATTCCAGCATCATAAAAAGATGTAGTAACTAAATCATTTGGTTTTTTTCGCAGTGATTCTGCTCTACTTGTGGTTATTCTAACTTTTTTAGCACCATCTTCATATACCGCTGATGGGTTTTGTGAAAAATTAAATTCTCCCTCTAATACTGGTATGAATATTTCGTTTTCATATATTGTTTTTGTAGAACGAAAGTCCAAAGTAAATTGAGTTAAATTTCCAGCGTTAGAACCGCTTGTTATATCTCTAGTTAAAACAACCAATCCCCTATCGTAAAAAATATTACCAGCTACATTACTACCTGAATCTATTAAATTTGAATAACTATCATCCGTAAATGTTTTTGAAGTTGCATCGTTGGTAAATACAACCGTACCTGGTTTTATACCTTCACCATAATATATTTGTGGTATGGAAAAAACTGCCATTTGTTCCTGTAAAACTCTTTCATTTTTTGAAGTGTATGACCTTCTTCTTCCAACTTCCGTTATCATTGAAGATGTTTCTGGATTTAAATAAAATTGAGCCTTTATCGAGCGAAATAAACTTATTTTAGAATATCCATATGATTTTTCTTCAATTTCTGCATCATAATCTCCAATACTTCCACTTTTAGCAAAAATAGGGTTAATATCATTTTCATCCAAAGTCCATTCTTTATAAACTTTTAGAGGTCTTACTATAATATCGGATTTTGGAATTTGTTTTAACATCTATTATTTTCTTTTATATAAATATTCTATAAATGAAAAACCCCCTTTGATTAGGGGGCTTATCATTTTATCTAAAATAATTATTGATTAGAATGAAAGTTTAACTTTAATTAAAACTTCTTTATCAAATGATTTAACAATTGGTTGAGAAGTTTTTGCCACAGCAATCAATTCGTTTGAATCATTATAAAGACCTACAGTTGTAACAAACGTTTGAGGGTCAGTTTCAAATGTTGGTTCGGTAAAGAATCCATTAGCATCTACATAAGTAGGGTTATTAGAGTAGTTGAACTCTCTATTTGTTGCTCTTACGAAGAAGTGTTGAGTAGAAATATTTTCAGTTCTACGTGCTTCAAAATCACCACCTTTTTTAATTGCGTAAAACAATAATTTTTGATTATATGCTTCGTGCGTTGTTGCTATACCACCTTGTAAACTACCAGTGTTTTGGAATCCAACTTCTCCAACATTACCAACTACGTTTCCTATTGCTCTAGCATTAAGAACTATAATACCTCTTTCAGGATAGAATTCTCCAAATCCTTCACCCGTTGCAGTATGTCCTGCTTTTAAGTCAGTAGCTATATCTGCCGAATGTTTAACCGTTGCTTCACTCTGAGTTCCTAAATTTAATGAACCAGAAACTACTTTAAATACATTACCAGCTAATCCATAAGTATCTCCAAATTTCTTACCACTATTATCAATAAAAGTAAATAATCCATTAGAACCAGAAACTTTTAATGACCAGTTACCTGCATCCATGCTTTCTCTAAATCTATTTCTAGCTAAGTTTATAAAATAACAACCATTTGCATCAGTTGCAATATTAGTTGAATTATCAAAATTAAATTTAGAATCGATTGGGTCTAACAACATTGATTTATATTGTGCGTATGTTGCTTTTGTTGCCAATAATGAATTATCATCAACTGATAAAGCCGCAGAGCCACTACCATCAACGTGTCCATACGCTATTGCAAATTGAACTTCTTCTTCATCAGTAGTTGCTGGTGATAAATCGTACACATTGTAATAATATTGTCCACTTTGTTGTGCTATTTGTATCGATGATGTAAATGCCGAATTTAAAGAACCAGAATCACCAGACCATAGTCCAGTTGTTACGATTTCTATTTTTGCGTTTACTTTATCAAATTCACCAAATCTTTTGTAAATACCGGTTGTTTGTGCTCCAACAGTTGATATTTGTTGTCCTGCAGGCAATACCGAATTTAAAAGTGTTACAAGTTGATTTGAATCTACCGTCCCAGTATTAGCTAATGCTGCTATCTGAGAGGTTATATTTGGGTCATTAATTAGTGCCATTTGTTATATCTTTTTATTATGCTTTATATGTTACAATCACAGGTATAGTTTGAGAACCTCCAGTTTCATTACCATATACGGTAATGGTTGTAGATACATCTAACGTTAAACTTGGATTTGGAGTAAATCTAAATTCCAAACCAGTTACAACCTGCGCAGTTGTTGTTATCTCATCTCCTAAGAACAATGTATTACCTGTTCCACTTGCTCCTCTAGTTACTGTCAACGTACCTGCTCTTTGGTCTGCTAATACCATAGTATATCCAGTACTTGCATTTCCTGCAGGTGATGTAGTTGGTAATAGTCCAACCGCTCCTTCGCTTTGGTTTACACTAATCGAAGGTACACCCAATCTTACAGTTGGGATTTGAGTAGTTCCTTTTGGAAGGGTAACTAATTTGTATCTCAATACCTGAGTTTCATCAGGTGAAGCTTCCGTAATAGGAATAGCTCTAATTGCCGAATCGTAATAAGCCGAACCCTTTGGGTGAGCTGGTTCATATAGTGTGTAATCAATCTCATCATCTCCCAAAGCGAACTTTGTAATGTTCAAAGATTGTCCAGATGCTAGTTTTTGTCTTCCTTTTTTGGTAAGAATTGCATCTACTGTGATTTCCGTGTTATCTAAATATGCCATTTGATATTGTTTTTTAATTCTTTATTTCTAAAATATAAATATAACCAATTATTATTTTCAATTATTAATTCCTATAACCCTTTTTAAAATTAATCAACTTCCAAAATTGGTTCTCCACTACCTCTACCAGTCTTAGCAACTTTAAGAATATTAGGATTTGTTATAAATGTTTCTACCGCACTTAATCCATCCGGTGTGGTTGATGAATTTTGAACAGACCCTTTAAAATATGAACGTCTTAATCCTTCAGATAAATTGTTCACATATTTGTAGTGTGTTGGTAAATACCCTTTAATCGTTTCTACACCAACAATTTCATTTCCAATTGATATACTTCCACTAAATGCTAGTGTTGAAACTTTATACCTATATAATGTAACTGGTGTTTTAACGTATCTTACGGGTTCTCCTAAAGTAGCGCCATTTACCGGCCATCCCGCAACTTGGGTGTTTATTTTTTGAGTATATTGCTCTTTTACAACATATACGTTACTTCTACTTGATGTGTGATTTCCAAAAATATTATCAAAATAATTAATTTTGGCAACACCATTCTTTGAGTACAATCCAAATCCTCTATTTGCTAAAGAATTCGGGTCCATTCCAATTTCGGTAAATGTCATTGAATCGGCTTCACCAATTAAACTAGCACCAACTGGACATTGTATTTTGGTATCAAAAAATGGTGCACTCGCTTCAAGTTCTGGTTTTATAGAATTTAAAATCTCACCATTATACATCATACTTTGACCTACTATCGATGTATCGGCTATATCAATAATTGAATCATAATTATTCAATTCACCTGCCAATTGACTGATATTATCTACATCTAAGTTAGCTTCTTCTACCAAATAATCGGATGTAGTAGTTATGTTTCTTTTTGTATCAATAATTGATTCAAAGTCATTTCTTTCGGATACAGGTTTTGTCCATTTAATTTTACTTCTTTCTAAAAAGTGTGGTTCAATCAATAATCCTTTTACTACATTAGTTCTTGCAGGCGCTAATTCAATTAAAGTATCAAATAAAGACCTATCAATATATTTAATTAATCGTATATATTCGTAGATATCTCTATTATCTAATCTTTCAAAATAATAATGTCTTAATGAATCTAATTCTTTATAAGTTGTTCTATATTCATCGGCTGGATTTCCTATATAATTATCTATGTTAAAATCACCAAATGCTTTTAAGATATCCATATTCAACTCCTTAATAGGAGAGAAGAATAATCCTAAACGATTTGTATCTATTGGTGCCTGGTCAAATGCTTTTTTAGTTGCTCTTGTTTTATAAGATAAATCGGTAACCAATGATGCGGATTCAAATCTTACTTTATTAGAATAATTAAAACCTAAAGATGGAACATTAGCCGTTACAGTTCTATCATATGGAATATATTGATATGGATATGTTGCCGCAGAATACATATTACTTGCGGTTGCAGAACCTTCTCCATATACCTCATTAATTGAAACGTTTTTAATATAAGGGTCTAATACTCTATCTTTGGGATATTCAAAATCCAAACGGAATACTAAATCTTTTGTTGATGAATCAAAATCGTTACCATTGATTGCATCTGGAAATAATGTATGATTTTCAAATTTACTTCTTTGTAAAGGAACTCTCCATAATCTTACTTCATCTAAATTTCCTTCAAACCCATTACCACCAATTTGTAAATAAGAACCAGTTTCCCATTGTGCATCATCAGTTTGAATAGACATACTAACTGATGTTATAATTCTCTGTCCATCACTAGTTCCCCACCATACCTCAAACCAAGAAGAAGAATCAGGACTATTATGTCTATTAATTACAACTTGTGAATAATGTTCTGTTGAAATTGGAAAATCTAAACTTCCAGTTTTCAAATCAGGCCCATATGCATAAACTCCACTAGATTCAGGTGTTATATAAACTGTTGTTACCACTGGAGAACCACTTGCAAAAGGTTCTGCAAAGTATGTACTATTTGAAATATCTCCACCAAAGTTTAATTCCAATTTACCAAAAGAACCAGTAGTTTGTACTAAATCTAAAGTCCATTCACTACCACTTATTAAAGTATAAATTGGTGTTGGTAATTCATTTGGTAATATTCTAAATTCAATAGAATTAGGATAATCAACATTATTTATTTCATGCCACGGAACTTTAATATTTGAACTACCATTTCCATTTAAATCTCCTTTTAAATAAAATGCAGCAGTTCTATCATCAAATGTAAATTTACTAGTACCACCTTGTGTTGGGTCCTGTGGTCCACCAAATTCCATTATTGTTAACATAGATTGTGGTACACCATAACAAGCCATAATAGCTTTCATAGCTCTCGCAGTACCTTTGTGTTTTAACAAATAAGGTAAGTTATTTAATATCCTTCTCCAAACTTCATCATTAGCTTCAGATAATGGCATTCCATATTTTTGAAATCCATCTTTTGTTTTACCAAATGCGTATTCCCATAAGAACGGTGAATTAAAAGCGTTTTTAGGATTCCAACCAAATGATTGAAGCATTTGAGAAACCAATGTATTTGATAAACCACTAATTTGTTTATGTTCTAATATTTTATTATTATCCAATGCTTTAACATAAGCCCATACAATATCAAAGTGTTGACCAATCATATCTAAGAAAACTATAAAATCATTATTATTATAATCTTCTCTAATAAATTCAGGTATATTATTTACTAAATAATTGGGATTGTATTTATCATAATTTGCCCCTTCATCAATTAATGCGTTATACCATGCGGTAACACTTGCGTGCGTTGTATCTCTTAAAATAAGTGTTCCTAATCCTGTAATTGGATGTATATATAATACCTTTGGATATGCTAAATTATTATTTGATTTGTATAAAAAGTTTTCAAATCCATCAAAATTTCTTAAAATACCATTTATTGTATTTAATACTTTTTTAGCTTCGCCGGCTTGGTTTACACCACTTGATTGTGCAATTTCCCATTGAACATCAAATAGACCATCTTCGGTTATTACTTGAAATCCGTTTTCTGTTAAAATACCACCATTGTAACCATCATACGGTGGGATAAACGTTGTTGCTATTAATGCCTCATACTTTGCTTTGTAAGTTTCTAATAATTTTACTTTGTAAAAGAAATTAGCCGCTCTTTCTTCTGCAGAACCAAAATGTGAAAAGGATTTAAAAGTATAATTTGACCCGCTTACATATTGTAAATTTAATTTAGTAGTATTAACATTTGTTCCTTCTAAATAATTGTTAACTATATCATTTGAAGTTATTGAACCACTTGCAATTAAATCATCTAATATCTGATATGCAACTCCATTATTTTCTTCTAATGAAAAGTTAGGACCTTTTAATGGAGGACAAAAACTTGCATTTTCACCAGATATATTTATTGTTTCTATAATTGGGTCTGACTGTAATTTAGAAATCCATACCTGTTGGTTTGGTTGAATTGCAGTTGATAATGGTTCATATAATTTTAAAATTAAAGAACCTTCACTACCCAACCAAGTTGTAATTAATTTATTATCGTTTGGTAAATGTAATAAGTGATTTAAATATTTCGATGACTCATCTACTAAAGATGCTGTATTTAATTGTGATATAAATCCATCAAGCAATCTATTAATAACTACATTTCTTGGTATTGTTAATTCACTTTTATCAAATTGTATTGTAATAAATTCTTCTTTACCAACAACAACTTCGTTTCCTTGTTCGTTATATGGTACTAATTTTAATATCAATGATATTAAACCATCACTTTCAGTATATTGTGCACCAGGTGAATTAAGTAATTGTTGATAATTTAATGTTACATTTCCTGCAGCTGTAGCTTGTGTGTGCTGAGAACTTCCTAATACAGATATTCTTACATAATCAGTACTTACTGATTCATAACTAATTTTAAAATTTACATTTGTACCTACATAATCTGGACCCTTTATTAATGTTGGGTAATTTATATTTCTAATATCAGGTACACCAACATAAGTTTCAGATACTACATTTAACATTAACTCAATTGGGTCTCCATCGTTACCATTACTAGTAAATGGTATTATAATTATTCTATATTTTCCTACTGTTGGTAATTTAGATAAAGGTATATCAATTACCGCAGATTCACCTGCAGCTAAATTTGAATATGTAATTTCTTCGTTTGAAAATTTAACTCTTACTCCTTCTGTAAATTCATTTTTATAAATTCCGATGTACACATCAATTTCAGAATTGATGTTATGTTTTCTATTTAAATCAGGATTTACAAAACTTATAGATGGTTTATCCAATGATATTACTGGTATAGTTTCTGTTTGAATATCAACTACATATGTTTTATCTATTGTTATTTTAGTACTAACTGATTCCGTATCGGTTACTGCCAATAGTTTTTGACCAGTGTAACCATCAGCTGATACTGCTATTTCTGTTATTCTTGATATGGTATTTCCTACCGAGTTACTTTTTATTGTAACAATTTTACCTATTAATGTTGTTATGCTATTAGCACCAGATTTAAGTGTAACTATTTCTCCAGGTCCATCTACATTATCAATAAGTAATTGAGCACTACCATCTGCACCAGTTAGTGCAACAGTCAATGTTTGTATATTACCTAAATTATCATCACCACCATCATCCGAAGTGTCACTTTTTTGTAAAATAAACGTAATATCTTTATCAATTTCTACAATCGTATCCAGTTGCTCAATATCATTTATATAATGTATTATTTTAAACTGATAAAAATTGGTTTGTCCATAATCTGGATTCTGTTCATCTATTGATGGTAAAGATTCAAATGTAGATAATCCTCTAATTTTTAAGTTATTTCGTGTTAATGGGTTTGTATATGGGATTGCCTTATAAACGGAGTTGTCATTATAGGCTGGGTTTGGTACTAATGTTACAACATATTTTTCAATACTTGTTTGATATCCATTTTCAACTACTGTAATTTCATAATCTCCATTATTAAAAATATCTCTATAATTTAATGTAATTTTATTTGGGGTTATAATACTACTAGGCTGCGCATTTATATAAACGGATGCCTTTACAATTGTTCCAGTATTACTTTTACATTTTATTTGTAAATTTCCATATAGGTTTGTTAAAGGTGTGTTTGGTATATCAGTAATAAAGACCGTAGGAGTAGGTGTTCCACCGCCGCCAGTTCCACCACCGCCGCCAGTTCCACCGCCGCCAAAACCATCATCAATC